CCTTCGACGCGCGGCTTGTTCGTGGCACAAGGCACCGGGGGATCCGGTGGCGGCTCGCAGACCGGCGGTGCCGGTCGCGCAGCGAACCCAGGGCAGACACTTCTGCCCGCAAGGGAACTGCTGAACCGTGCAAACACGGACCCGCGCTAGCTCTGGGCTGTCGGTCGTTGGTGTTCCGTTGCGGGCTGACAACCGCAACCAGAAACACCAATGGCAGTCAGTCTCTACCAGTCTGCGCTGATCGCGCAGAACAACGGCGAGTTCAAGCGCGCCGCGATCCTCCAGACCTTCGCCCAGGCGTCGCCGCTTCTCGCGGCCATGCCTCTGACCCAAATCCAGGGCAACAGCTTCGCTTGGACGCGCGCGGCGAACCTCGGAAGCGTCGAGTTCCGCGCCGTGAACGGAGCGTACACCGAGGCCGCTGGCTCGGTCGAGACGCGCAGCGTGGCGCTCAAGATCATCGGCGGCGACCTCGACGTCGACCGCTTCTTGGTCCAGACGCACGGCCCGGAAGCGCGTTCGGCGCACGAGACGATGAAGGCGACGCTGCTTGCGCAGACCATCGCCCACCAGATCATCAAGGGCAGCACGACGGCGATCCCCGGCGCGACCGCGAACGCCAACGGCTTCGACGGTCTCCAGGCGCGCTTCGGCGCTGGCTTCGGCAGCAACGCCGTCAGCGACACCGGCGAGAACGCCGACCAGATCATCCAGAACAGCGGCGGCGCGGCGCTGTCGCTCAAGTCGCTGGACGAAGCCATCCAGGCCGTCGACAACCCGACGCACCTGCTGATGGCGAAGAAGACGAAGGTCAACATGACGGCCTTCCTGCGCAACAGCTCGTCGATCTCGACCAGCCGCGACGAGTTCGGCCGTATCGTCACCAGCTACGCCGGTCTGCCGATCCTGGAAGCCGATGTCCTCGGCACGGCGTCCGGTCTGCAGCAGATCGGCTTCAACGAGAACAACGACAGCTCGACCTCGATCTACGTCATGTCGATGTCGGACATGGGCCTGCAGGTGGTCCAGAACGGCAGCATCGACGTGCGCGACCTCGGCGAGCAGGACAGCAAGCCGGTCTTCCGCACCCGCGTCGAGTGGTACTGCAACCTCGTGGACATCCACCCGCGTTGCGTCGCTCGCCTCTACGACATCTCGGACGCCACGGCGATCGCCTGATCCAAGGAGGATCAACACATGGCACACCAGAACATGCAGTTCGCGCAGGACTCGGCAATGGTCCTGCAGGCGGCTGGCACGACGAACACGACGACGGGCAACGGCACGCTCGTCGTGGACCTCGGCAGCGGCTACCAGGAAGTCGACGTCATCTTCGACGTGTCGGCAGTCGCCGTCGGCACCGGCGAGTTCATCGCCTACAGCATCCAGGGCGCAAGCGACACGGCGTTCACCACGCCGTACCGGCTGGGAACCATCACGTTCGGCGACACGGCCTCGATCGGCCAGCCGGTGGACTCCTGCCCTGGCACTCGCCACGTCGTGCACGTCAACAACGTCGTGCACCCGAGCGCGACGGTGGCGTCGCAGCAGGAGACGGTTCGGTACATGCGCATCAGCTGGGTGCGCGGCGGCGCGGCCGGCAGCTGCACGGCGGGCATCTTCGCCACCTACCAGAGGCGCTGATGGTCCACCAGTGCCACAACTTCACCCTGGACGACACCAACCGCCTGACGGCGGCGTTGTCGTACACGGGGCCAACGGACACCGTCGTGAACGGCACGGTGGCGAGCATCGACCTGGGCCAAGTGGCTCCAGCGTTCAACGTGAACACGTCGTCGACCGCTCCCTATGCTCGCTTCGCCGTCGTGGTGGACTGGACCGCCATCACTACCTCGATCACCGGGGCCTACTGGCTGCGGATTCAAGGCGCTGACGATGCAGCATTTTCCACGGGGGCAACGCGCCTCGGCATCTCGATTCTGGGATCGGCAGCCCAGATCGACGGCCAGTTCGCCACGCCATCCTCCGGGCGCGAAGTGTTCTACGTCGACAACGTGAGCATTGGCAGCGACGGCTCGACGCAGAACACCAAGCGGTTCATCCGTTTGCAGGTCGTCGCCTTCTACAGCTCGGGCACTGCGAACCTGCAAATCTCTGGCGCTTGGATCGTCCCAATCTGACGGGCGCCCGACCCTGCTGCGCGTCCTAGGGCCGTGCGGCAGGGTCACACACTCCGACATCGCAAAGACGCATGGCATTCGTAGTCGAGACGGGTAGCGGATCGAGCACGGCCACGAGCTACTGCAGCGAGTCTTTCGCCACGACCTACCTTGCCGACTACGGCACGCCGGCGGCCTGGACTGCGGCGAACAGTGCCGCGAAGCAGACCGCTTTGATGGTCGCGACCCGCGCGCTGGACCTGCGCTTCGGTGGTCGCTGGGTGGGCTACCGCTACTCGGCGTCGCAGGCGTTGGATTGGCCGCGCGACTACGCCTACGACGCCGCCGGCGAGCTGATCGCAAGCGACGTCGTGCCCATTCGTGTGCAGCAGGCGACGGCGGTATTGGCTGCGCTGCACGTCCAAGGCATCACGCTGAGTCCGACCACGCGCACGACGGGCGACATCCGCGCCGAGTCGCTGTCCTCGGCGTCCGGCTCGTCGAAGTCGGTGACCTACGCCGGCACGAAGCCCGCCGAGACGCAACTCGTCGAAGCCGAGCGCATGCTTGCGACGGCGGGTTTGATCGGGGCTTCCTCCAGCTGGGGCTGGATGGACCTGTGACGCTTTCCGCCGAGTTCCTGGCGCTGGAGACGGAGCTTGCCGCGACGTTCGGCCAGGCCGTCACCTTGGAGACGCGCACGGCGTTGGGCTACAACGCCAACGGCACGGTCACGCAGACGGTGACGTCCACGAACTTGACTGCCGAGGGCCCGGTGCGGGACGTGAACCGCTACGCCGCGCAGGGCATCGACCAGAGCATCACGGGCACGTTCTACCTTCCGGCGCAGGGTCTCGCCGTCGTCCCGGACAAGGGCGACCGGATCGTCGTCGGAGGCGACACCGCGAACCCGTACCAGATCGTCGAGGTGGAGGAGTACCAGGTGCAGGGCGTTACGACGTCCTACCGCTGCGACTGCGGCAAGGTGGTGGCGTGAGCAACGCGCAGCAGTTCGTGGCGCGGCTCAACGACTGGGCCACCGAGAACCTGCGCCGTAAGCCGGTGGAGTTTCAGAAGCGCGTCTGCGCCGAGGCCATCCGGCAGCTCGTGCTCAACACGCCGGTCGGCAATGAGGAGGCGTGGGCGATCAACGCAGGGCGACGCGCTCGTGGCCTGCCGATCCTGCGCCGGCGTGGCTACCTCGGCGGTCACATGCGGCGCAACTGGCAGGCATCCTTCAACGTGCCGGCGCGCGGCGAGCTGCCAGGCGTCGACCCGAACGGAACCAAGGTCGTGCAGGAACTGATGACCACGGTTCGGCAACTGTCGCAGCCGTCGTTGGTCTGGTTTTCGTGCCCGGTGCCGTACGGCCAGGTCATCGAGTTCGGCGGCCCCGGCAAGAAGCCGTGGAGCCGGCAGGCGCCCAACGGCGTCGTCGGCCCGACGCTGGCCGTCCTGCGCCAGACCTTCGGGGGCCTGCGATGAGCCAGGCCCAAGCCATCGAGGCCGTGCGAGGCCGCTACATCGCCCAGGTGGCCACGCCGGGCGGCATCGACACCGTCTTTGACAACAGCCCGGCCCTCGCCGGCGACCAGCCCGTGGCGCGGGTGACGGTCAACGTGCGCGAGGAGCAACAGCTCACGCTAGGTCGTCCCTGCCGCTGGCGAACCGTGGGCGAGATGGAGGTCCGGCTCCAGCAGCCGCGCGAGCGCGGCGACGCCGCCGTGATGACGTTGGCCGAGTCGGTCATCGTGGCGTTCCGTGGCGTCGAGCTTTCCTCGCCGTTCCCGATTCGCTTCTTCCCGCCGCCGACCGTGTCCGGTGCGCTGGACATCGAGGCGGCTACCGTTACGCGCGTCGTGCGCGTGCCTTTCCAAGCTGACTACACCATCTGACCATGGCTGACGGATTCCGCACTCGTGTCTCGATCGTTCAAGAAGTGACCTACGGCGTCACGCCGGCAACGCCTACGATGCTGCGTCTGCCGGTGACTGGCCATTCGATGGCGGACAGGGTGTCGCAGACGCCGTCCAACATCATCAACCAGACGCGCAACGTCGAGGACATGGTACGGACTGGCCGAGGGGCCACGGGAACGCTGCCATGCGAGCTGCGGCACTCGCCGAGCGGCGAAGGCCTCAACGCCGCGCTGTTCGCGCTCCTGAGCAACTCGACGGTGGCGGCGGCGGCCACGGTTGCGAGCTGCACCACGACGGCGGCGGCGAAGACCATCACGCGGGCCGCTCCCAGCTTCATCACGGATGGGTTCGCCGTAGGCGACATCATCCGGCTGTCCGGTGGCCTAGCCGCCGACATGGGCTACCTGCGCGTGACCAACGTTGCAGCGACCACGCTGACCGTCGACCGAGTCGCCAACTTCACCGGCTCGTCGGGCAACGTGACTGTGACGCGCGGCGCGCGGGCGACCAATGCCTTGAGCGAACAGAGCTTCACCGTCGAGATTGCCCATCTGGACCTGCAGCGGGCGCACATCTACCGGGGCTGCGTGTTCAACTCGGCGTCGATCAACCTGGCCGTGAATCAGCTCGCCACGGTGGCCTTTCAGATGGAGGCGAAAGACAGCATCGTGACCGGCAACACGGGCACGACGGACGTGTTCATCACCGGCGCGACCTACGCGGCCATGACGTTCGCTCCGACGCTCGACCCGATCGGCGTGCAGGAGGTGCAGTTGTCGAACTTCGCCGGCGTCGGCCAGGACGTGCCGGCGCAGTCGGTGGCGCTGTCCATGGCGAACAACATCCGCCCGCGCGAGCAGCTCGCCGCCCTCGGCCCGGTGTCGATGAGCCGTGGCCTGTTCACGGCCTCGGCGAACCTCTCGGCCTACTTCGACACCCAGGACGACCAGACCACGTTCCTAAGCAACACGGCGACGGACCTGTGGCTTGTCACGACGGACGCCAACGGGCGCGGGTGGTCGGTGGCGATGCCGCAGGCGAAGATCACCGACTTGTCGGTTCCGGTGTCCGGTCCTGGGGCAGACATCTTCCGGGCGATGACGGTTGCCGGCTATCGCTCGCAGGCGCAGGACTGCACGCTGCGGTTGCAGCGGTGGGACTGAGCCAGTAGCTAGGCTGCATGGACCTCAACACCTGCAAGCTCGACGCCGGCAAGTTGTCCGGCGGTGTCTGGTGGCTGCTGTCGCGGCAGCCGGACGGGACGCTCTCTGCCGTCGCCTCGCGCGGCGAGCACGAGGACCGGCCGGCGGTGCTGGTCTGCCCGATCGGCGTCGAGTACGAGCGCGCCCTTGAGGAAGCCCGCAGGCCCTACCTGCTGGAGATCCGGGACCGCCGGCTGTCGCCAGCCGATGAGCGGGCGATCCTCGCCCAGGCGGTCGCCCAGACGCTCTGGAAGGGCGCGCGCAACCTCACGGTGGGCGGGCAGCCGCTGGTGTACCGCGTCGCCGAGGCGGCGCAGATGCTGGCGCGGCCCGAGTGGACGAACCTGCTGGAGTGCATCCTGCGGATCGCCCAAGACCGCGCGGCCCTGCTGGCCGACGAGGAAGCCCGCGCCGCGGGAAACTGATCCAGGCCCTGCGATGGCAGCTCACACGCACCCAAGACCCGCAGAAGAAGGCCGCCGAGGCGGGCCTGCGGGAATGGTTGCGGCGCAAGGGCCGGAAGATCCCCGAGGAGCTGCGCGAGACCGCCGAGGCAGCGCCGCCGGCGCTGGACGCCGACCTGCAGCCAGTCTGGGAAGCGTGGGTCGTGCTGATGGACGGGCGGAACGTCGCGGACGGCGAGGCCTTGAGCTGGTCCGAGGTGTCGAGGTGGTGCGAGGACCACGAGATCACGGGCGCCAGTCGCCGGCGGTGGTGCCGGCTGCTGAAGGCCATGGACCGCGCCTACGTGGCGCACATCAGCGAGGTGCATAGTGGCCGAGGTTCTCGAACTGGCGATCGACGCGCGCCCGATGGAGCAGGGCGCGGCGCAGGCGAAGCGGGCGATCGACTCGGTCAGTGACTCGGCACTGAAGTCGCAGCAGGCCATCAGCAAGGCGTTCCAGACGACTGGCGGCGCTGTGCAGGTCGCCGGCGGCATCGCGCAGACGGCCAAGGCGTTCTCCGATCTGAACGTCGCCGCCGGCGCGTTCGGCGCGTCGCGGGCGCTGCTGGAGATCGGCAGGACCGTGCAGGACTTCCGCGAGTTGTCGGCCCGTACGCAGGAGGTCACGCGCAGCTACCAGGTGTTGGAGGCTGTCGGCGACGGCCTCGGTACGCGCGTGCTGCGGACGGTCAACGACACGACGCAGGTAACCATCAGCCGCTGGTCGACGCTCGGTACGATCCTGCGCGCGCACCCGCTCATGACGCTGGTCACGGTGCTGTCCACGATCGGCGGCCTGATGTCGGTGTTCAGCAGCAACACCAAGGAGGCCGCCAGCAGCTTCGACCAGCTCGCGGCCGCGATGCAGAAGGCCAAGCTGGACGCCTCGACGCGCGCTTACCTCGGTCTGCCACAGGACGCCAGCGGCCAGCAGCAGGCGCTGTTCCAAGCCATCCAGGACGTGCAGCGGACTGGCCAGGGCATGAACCTGCAGCAGTTCGGCCCTGGCGGCGTCGGCGGCGGCGCGGACGTGGCGCGCTACCTAGTGGCGCGCGGCACCGAGGCGCAGCAGGCGGCGGCGCGCGAATACATGCGCACCGGCGGCCAGAACGTGACGCGGTACTACGCGGCGGGCATGCAGGGCACGCAGGTCACGCAGTTTGAGCGCGGGTTGCCCAGCGTCCAACTGTCCCCGGAGCAGACGCAGGAAGTGCTTCGCGCGCGCTACCGCGCACTCCAGCCGCAGACGGTGCCGACGCAGGTGGGAGGAGGGCCGAACTACGGCGTCCAATCGGCGCTGGAGCAAAGCGTGCAGATGGCTAGCGTCCTGGCGACCTACAAGAAGCGCGAGGTCGAGGACGCGCAGCGCGTCGCCGAGAACATGGAGCGCGCCGCCAACTACGCCGGCAACATCGGCAGCACGGTCGGCGCGGCCTTCGCGGACGTGTTGATGAAGACGACCACGCTGCGGCAGGCGTTCGCGGGCATCGTCGCGAGCATCGCGCGTCAGGGACTTGCCGACATCGGCGGCGCGATCTTCCGTGGCGCTGTTGGCGGTCTGACTGCCACGCAGGGGCGCGCGAACACCGGCATGACCACGCCGGGAGGCGGCTAACGCATGGCATTCCACGACGTCACCCTTCCCGACTCGTTCCAGTACGGCAGCGCCGCCGGCGCGGGCTTCTCGACGATCATCCAGCAGACGGCCAGCGGCCACGAGTTTCGCGTCGCGCGTCAGGCGCAGGGACAACACCGCATGAGCCTGCGCAGCGAACTGCAGAGCAGCAGCCAGGCCAAGGTGCTGAAGGCGTTCGCGCTGGCGCGGCGCGGCGCGCTACACAGCTTCCGCATCAAGGACTGGTCGGACTTCACGACCAACGGCGACGGCGAGACGTCACCGACGGCGGTTGACCAGCTCATCGGCTCCGGCACGGGCACGAAGACCAACTACCAACTCCTGAAGCGGTACGAGATCACCGGCCCGAACGAATACATCCGGACGCTGACGCTGCCGGTGTCGGGCACGGTGTTGGCGGCGATCAACGGCACGCCGACGACGTCGTTCACGGTCAACAGCGCCGGGGAGATCAACTTCAACACGGCTCCGGCCAACGGCGCGACGATCACGGCAGGCTGCCGCTTCGACGTGCCGGTGCGGTTCACGTCCGACGTCGACGCATGGACGCGGCTGCAGGCCGACTCGTTCAACGTCTGGAGCCTGCCGACGCTCGACGTGGTCGAGGTGCTGAACGAGGTCGAGCAGCCGGAACGGTGGTACAACGGCGGCGCGACGTTCCACGGCGCGCTGACGTCCAACAAGCGGTTGGCCTGGAACGATGGCGCGCTTCACGTCCTGGGCAGCAACACCAGCAACCTGAACGTGTTTCTACCGGTGCCGACCTATCAATCGACTGGGCCAGCACTGCTAACGCTGATCCATCAGACCGGCAGCCAGAGCGTGCAGATCAAGGACGACGCGGGCAACAACGTCTGGCTGTTGGTGCCAGGTCAGACCATCCGTCTCGGCTTGATCCGGTCCTCCGGCTTGTCTTCCTGGGTGGCGTACTGATGCCGCGTACGGCACAGCAGGAGTGGCGCGGGGAAGCGGTCATCAACTCGGCCGTCTCGCCCTACTACATGCGCTTGGACAGCTGCGAGGGTGGCGCGCGGTTGTACGTTCAGCAGATCTCCGGCACGTCGGAGATGTACCTGCCGCCGACGACGCACCTTCGGGTCGGCCGGGAACCCAACTTCGTCATCTGCAATGCCGGCTTCGCCGCCGCGACGGTGCGCGACAGCGAAGGAACGATCGTGGCGACGATTGCCGCGGGGTCGTTCGCTGAGCTGTGGGCGCTGTCGACGACGGCGCAGACGTGGCATGCCGTGGTGCAGAGCAACGGCGCGATCGGAATCAGTCTGCCGGTTGTTGAGACCCGCATTGAATATGCCCTGAACTACACGGCATCGCGTCTGGTGCCGGTCAACTTGCGCGAGGAGTTGGCCAAGCAGTTCGGCTATGTGTCGGCGGACGGTCCGGTGGCGCTGGCAGTGACAATCGCGCCCGGCGTCGTCATCGGCGGCGGCACGCCTACGAAAGCCGCGCTCGACACGGGGACATTCCCCTTCGGTTCGACGATCCTGCTCGACCTGAAAGCGGGAGCCTACATCGCAGGCCTTGGTGGGGCGGGCGGGCTGGGCATGCAGACCAGCGGTGCTGGCATGACAGCCGGTGCAGCCGGCGGCAACGCGCTGCGCATCGCCACGCCAACCACGATCCTTCGAGCAGGGACCATCCAGGCCGGCGGCGGCGGCGGCGGCGGCGGGTCGCGACAGATTGTGGCTACCATCATGCGGCCAGGCGGCAGCGGTGGCGGCGGCGCAGGAGCGCCAGGAGGGGCCGGCGGCGCGGCGATCGGCTCGCCCGCCGATCCCAGCACAGCGGGGCAGCCAGGTACCATCTTCGCCGGTGGTGCGGGCGGTATCTCGACGCTCGGCGCGGCTGCCGGCGGCGCGGGCGGCCTTGCGGCATCTGGCGCCAATGGCTCCAACGGCTCTGCCTTGGGCGCTTCGGGCGGCGCAGCGGGCTACGCCATCGGCTACGTCGTCGGCGTGCCGTACTCGGTCATCGCGGCGGGTGGTGCCACCTTGGGGACAACCGTACCGGTGGAAGCATGACCACTCGCCCCGGCGTCGTCGGCCTGGACTCGCTGGCCTACTACCGCGCCAAGCAGCTTGCGCACCTGCTGCTGATCACGCGCAAGGACGGCGGCACGCTCGCGGTGACGGATCACGACCGCCAGCTCACGTTCGAAGGCCGCACCTATCGTCCGGTCGTGTTCGGCACGCTGTCGGCGGACCGGCGCGAGGCCGCGCTGCGCACCGGATCCCAGGAGGTCAAAGGCATCGTCGACTCGGTGCAGATCCAGGCAAGCGAGCTGGAGGCGCAGACCTACCTTGGGGCCGAGGTGCGCCAGGTCATCGTGGATTGGGTTCGGCCGTGGATCGTGCTGGCGCGGCATCGGCGCTGGATTCGGCAGATGCTGCGCACGGGCAGCAGCTTCACGGCCACGCTGGAGGGCCGCGCGCAGCAGCTGCAGAGGCCGCAGGGTGGGCGGTTCGCCGGCACGTTCGGCCCGAAGTGCCCGTACAAGCTGGGCGGTGCGTTCTGCAAGAAGGATATCGGGCAATGGACGCAGTTGAGCCCGACGAACACGGGAAACGCCACGAGTGCGAGCGTCGACACGCTCACGGACAGCACGCAGAGCTGGGCCACGAACCTGTACGGAAAGACGGCGAGCAGCCACAGCTACGTCCTGTTGCGGCCCAACGGCAGCGTCACGGCCGGCAGCGGGCAGCTACGGCGCATCCTGTCGAACACTGCAACGACGCTCACGCTGGACGAGCCGTTCGAGACGACGCCGGCGCAAACGATCGGATACCGGGTGGGCCAAGGCTTCCAGGTCGCAAGCATCGTCAACAATCGCAGCCGCTTGGAGGTCACGATGAACACGGCGATGACGGCCGAGGTTGACCAGTTCTACCGCGACGGCTCGCTGATCTTCTGCACGGGAGCGAACATCGGGCGTGAGTTCGTCATCTCCGACTACAGGGCGAGCGACCGGAAGCTGACGTTGCTCACGCCGACGCCGTTCCCGATCGTGGTTGGCGATCGAGCCATCGTGCAGGTCGGCTGCGACGGCTTGTTGAGCACCTGCCGGGACAAGTTCAACAACGTGGCCAACTTCGGCGGCGACCCGTACGCGCCGTCGGCGCAGGCCATCATCAGTCCGCCGGAGGAGGTTTGATTCCTCGCGCGCAGTACCTCGCGGCGGTTGCCTCGTGCATCGGGACGCAGGTTGGGCACCGGGGCCGGACGATCGGCGGCGCGCTCGACTGCGTTGGCGTGCCGTGGGCTGCGGCGACCGCCTGCGGTCTCGTACTGCCGGTGACGCGCGACTACTCGCTGCACCCGCACGGCGACGAGCTGTCGGGTGGGCTGCTGCAGTACGCGGACCGCTGCGACCGCCTTGAGGACGCGCACATGGCGCAGGTCTACGTCGGCCGGCACGCGCGGCACATCGTGGTGCCGGTCGAGATCGGCCAGGATGGCATCGCGTGGGTGGTACATGCCTGGCTGAAGTCCAAGACTGTGGAGCGCACGCGGCTGACGCACGCCGTGGCACAGTTCTGGCGCATCCGAGGAGTCGAGTAGATGGCATCCGCAGCAGTCCAAGGAGCAGCAGCCGCTGGCGTGTTCGTCGGCGTGCCGGTGGTGGGCTGGGCTGTCGGCATCGCCGCGGCTGTCGTTGACTACTACTACATCATGCCGGCGCTTCGAAAGAAGCCCGGCGAGGCCAGCGAGCCCGAGCGGCTGCTCGACGCTCCGATCGGCTCCAACGACGTTGGAGCGCCGCGCGTCTGGGCGATCGGTACCCGAGTGCGCGTGCCGACGCATATCCTCTGGCAGGACAACAAGACGCGCGAGGAGACGACGACGAACAGCAAGGCCGGCACCAGCACGTCGCTTCGCCGTGTCATCTTCGACGCCGCGCTGGCGCTCAACGACCGCCCGACGCAACGGCTGGTCACGCTCTACGGCAACGGGCGGCTGATGCTGTTCCGCACGCGCAACCAGCTCCAGGTGCGTACGCATCTGATGACGTTGACGCAGACGAGTGGGACCGACGTCGTCTTGACGATGGCCGACACGCTGCAACCGGCCTTCACCGAGAAGTTCAAGCTGAACGACTACGTCCAGCTGCGGGATTGGGTGCAGACGGCAGGCACGCCGGTCTTGCTGAAGCCGTTCAAGGTCACGGCGATCACTGACCACAGCGCTACGACGCCAAGCAGCCTCACGCTTCAGCGGCGGTTCAATGCCACAACTGCGTTGTCGGGCGTTGCAGCTACAGCCGGATCGCCTTTCCAGCCGGCAGCAGTGGAGCGCATTGACGATGCGATATTCAGCGTGCAGGCGTTCCAGTCACGCTCCAGTGGGCCTGTGCCACCAGTCGGAACCCCGATTGGCGATGCACAGTTCCGCACAGACAGCCATCTACCGCCGCAAAACGTGTTTCAGGCAAGAGAGCCTGTGCAGGTCAGTTCGGATATATACGGCATCTGGCCGGGCGGAGATGCCGTCAAGTATCGCAAGCAGCAGGCACTCGGGGACGGGACCAGTACCAATCCGCTAGGAGCTTTTGCACCGGCCGGCGTATGGGCGTTTATAGAGAACGGCATCGATGGAAGGTCGTGGTCGGGTAACCCTGCGGCCTATCCATCCATTCCACTGTCGGATTTTTCACCAGCCACGCTGCGATCGTTGTCGCCATCGTTCTACTTCGGCGTCTTCGCCGCCGGCTGGAATCCAGACGTTTACTACTACACCGGTAGCGAAACGCAGACGGCCGACCCGATCCTGTCCAACGCGCTCGGCGCTGCCAACGTGCCGGCCTATCGCGGCCTGTCGTACCAAGTCTTGGACGGCTTCGTCGCAACGCTGTTCGGCGACCAGCTCCCGTACTCGTGCGAGGCCGTGCTTGAAGTTGACAACCAGATGGACTGGCCGCAGGCCATCGACGCGATCTTGCGCGAGCGCGGCAACCTGCTGTCGCCGGCGATTGACACGTCGGGCGTGACGCCGAAGCCCTTCCAGGGCTACTTCCTGCGCGGCGCTGTCCCGGTCGTGCAGGCGATTCAGCCTCTGCTAATCGCCGGCCAGCTCATGGTGCAGGACCGCGACGGCGTGCTGTCCTTCACCGAGTTCGCCAACGCCGACGTCGTGAGCGTCAACAACGGCGCGACGTTCACGGACTTCGGCACGCGGTTGGACACGGAATCCGCCGCAGACGACAAGTGGACGGTCGAGGACAAGGCCGAGGAAGACCTGCCGACGCGCGTCTCGGTGCGGCACCAGGACGCGGACAACGTGCTGCTTGCCGGGTACCAGTCGTTCGGCATTCGGGCGCCAGAGAGCACCGACAACCAGAACGAGCAGGACGTCGACCTGCGGCAGCTCGTGCTGACGCGGCGCGAGGCGAGCAACCTGGCCGCGACGATGCTTCGGCGCGCATGGGTCAACCGCCGCACCTATCGGTTCACGCTGCCGGCGTCGTACCTGCACCTGTTGGAATCCGACTTGCTGACGTGGACGGACGACGATGGGCAGGACCACACGGCGCGGATCATTCAGCGCGACGTCGGCAGCGACTTCCGGGTGAACATCACCTGCCTTGCCGAGGACGTCGACCTGGCCGTGACCGGTTCTGCGGCGCAGTCGGGGGCCGACTTCGTGCCTCCGGTGCCTGGAGGTGCCAGCGGCCTTGAGGTCGTCGTCATCGACGCGCCGGCGGTGCGCGAGTCGCAGAAAGACCGGCCCGGCCTGCACATCGCCATTGACCAGACCGGCGGGCCCTGGGCAGGCGCAGCGATCTACGAGAGCGTAGACGGCACCAACTACCGCCTCCTCGGCACGACGGACGAACGCAGCGTTGTCGGCACCAGCGAGACCGCGTTTACGATCGCCAGCCGCAGCGAGATCGTCGTAGCCGAATATGAGGGCAGTCCATTCCTGCCAGCCTTCGGCGTGTTCGTTGATCCGGTCACGTTCCAGTTCTCCGAACATTCCGCCGCGCGCGTCAACAGCGTGACCAACTATCAGGCACAAACCGGGACCAACTGGTGCGCGCTCATCGCGCCGGGGCGGCCGGCAGAGATCGCAGCCTTTGTTTCCGTCACGGCGTTGGGTGACGGCCGGTTCACGCTCGACAACTGGTATCGCGGCCTGCGTGGGACAGCTCCCGACACCTGGCCGGCTGGCACCAAGCTCGTCCTGCTGGATGACTCGCCGTACTGGCACGAGTTCGAGGGCGAGATCACGCCCACGTCGTTGACGTACAAGGTGGTGCCGGCGGGCCTGACGCTGGACGACGTCGAGGGGGTGTCGATCGTCAACGGTCGGCGCAACGCGCTGCCGCTGCCTGTGCGGTGGGCTACCACGACGATCCACCCGACGACGTTGAGCGCGCGCCTTCTGGTCCGGGCCAACTGGTGCCGGGCGGTGCTGCCGGTCTTCGCGCAGCCTCCGCATCCGATGGACGAGCCGTTCGAGTCGTACCGATTCACCATCTACGACCCGACGGGGCGGTTCGTTCGGCGAGTTCGCACCATCACGGCCAGCCAGACCGGCAGCAACACGCTGCGCGACCGCTGGATTGATTACACCGCCGCCGAGCAGTCTGCTGACGGCTACACGCCAGGGCCTAGCACGTTCATCATCTTCACCGTGCAGCAGGTCGGGCAGTACGGCATCGGACCCTGAACCATCATGCGCACCTACACCATCAGCACCGGAGCCGTCACGATTTCGGCGGCTACCACGCTCGTCTGCATCCGGCCGAACACCACGCAGCCCGTGAAGGTCGTGCGCGTCACGCTGACGCAGCGCGGCACCACGACGAGCGAACAGGTGCGCGTGCAGCTCGGCCGCAAGGCCAGCGCCTACGCAACGGGCTTGACCTTGGTCAACGTCGGCGGCGGCACGCAACCGCTGCTGGCCAAGCACGACGAGGCGGACGCGGGGTCGGCGATCACGGGCGGCACCAGCGGCGCAGCTGGCACGGCCGGCACGGCGTCGACGAGCGAAGGCGCTGGCACGTTCACGCCGGTCGTGGACGAGGCCTTCAACAACGTCAACGGCTACCAGTGGCTGCCGGGTCCGGGCGAGGAGCTGGCGTTCAGCGCCGGCAGCGCCGAGGCGTTCGTCATGCGCGTCCCGACTGCGCCGACCGGCACCACGAACTGGCACGCGAGCGTGACCTTCCAGGAAGGCTGAGTTGACCGCGCTGGCCACTCGCCGACTGTCGCAGCTCGTTGCGCTTCGCCGCGCTGACGACGAGGCGACGGCGTCGTTGCGCCGGCGTGTGGCAAGATCGGCGGCGACGGACCGCAGACGGGGTTTCGTGCCTCGCGTACCGGTCGTCACCGACTACGTCGAGAAGGTCATCCTGCAGAAGGACTTTCTGGCGGTAGTCGGAGACCACGGAGCACAGTCGCCGGGCTCGGTGGAGGTCGAGGTCACGCGCGACGCCGACGGCGCCATGCGGCTGTGGTCCAATGCCACGGGTGGCGGCGGCGGCGGCGGTGGCAATCTCCAGTGGGCCGGGTCGTGGGGTGGCACCATCCCCGACGGCATCTTCCTGTCGCAGTACCAAGGAGCGTGGTCGTGACCGTCTACTATCGCGGGCAGGTCGTCGGGAACGGTGGCAGCAGCTACGTCTGTATCTTGGACCACACGAGCAGCGCCGGCGATGAGCCGGGCGTCGGCGGCTCGTGGACGACGTACTGGGCGGTCGTGGCGGCGGCGGGCACGGGCCTGACCACGGGCGACAAGGGCGACATCACGGTAAGCGCCGGCGGCGCGACGTGGACGATCGACAACGACGCGGTGACGTACGCGAAGATCCAGAACGTCTCGGCGGCCTCGCGGCTGCTGGGTCGTGGCGACAGCGGCTCCGGCGACGTGCAGGAGATCACGCTCGGGTCTGGCCTTTCGATGACCGGCACCACGCTGGCGTCGACTGGTGGCGGCGTGACGGACGGCGACAAGGGTGACATCACCGTCTCGGCGTCTGGCGCAACGTGGACCATCGACCATGCGGCTGTCACGTTCGCCAAGATGCAGGACATCACCAGCCAGCATCTGGTTGGCCGGCACGCTGGTAGCACCGGGTCGCCGCAGGAAGTCGGCGTTGGCAACGGTGTCGAGTTCCACGGTAGCGGCATCAGGCGTAGCCAGTTGCTTGGCGATGTCGAGGCATCCGCCGGCAGCAACACGACCACGATCGCTACGGGCGCGGTCACGTTGGCAAAGATGGCCAACTTGGCGACCGACCACTTGATCGGCCGCGACACGGCAGGAACGGGGGCGCCAGAAGCTCTGACGGTCGGAGGCGGCATCGAGTTCACCGGGGCCGGCGGCATCCGGACTTCGGCGTACACGGGCGACGTGACGAAGACGGCCGGCGGCACGGTGTTGTCGATCGGTCTAAGCTCAGTCGATACATCAAAGCTCGCAGATGGCGCGGTGACGTTCGCCAAGCTCGAACCGCCAACGGCTGATAACCGCATCATCGGCGTTGGGCCGGCCGGAACAGCGTGGACGGAGCTTCCGTGCATCGAGGCGGCTCAGAATGTGATTCGGGGAGTCGGCAACTCGACCGACTTCGCCAACCTCAACTTCAAGTCCGCCGTCAACCGCAACATCTCCGAAGGCACCGCGTCGCCAACCGGCGGCGCTGACGGCGACATCTACCTCCAGTACGTCTGACCATGGCCGACAACGTAGGATACACCCCAGGGACCGGCGCAACGGTCGCAGCCGACGAGATCGGCGGCGTTCTCTTCCAGCGCGTGAAGCCCGTGCATGGTGCGGACGGCACCGCGACGGACACCAGCGCGACGAACCCGCTGCCGGTCGCCGCGTACGGCGAGCTGGTCGAATCCGTCGAGGCCCTGCGCATGGCGGTTCACTCGCTGACGCGCAGCATCGGCCAGGCGCTTCCGAACGCATCCGGCCAGCCGATCATGGAAGCGCGGCAAGCGACGGCCGCCAACCTCGCCGTCACCGCCAGCATCGCAGGATCACAGACGCTCGCGACGGTCACGACCGTCAGCACACTGACCAATCAGACGCAGATCGGCGGTTTCGCCGCAAACGACTACATGCCGGCGCTGCTGCACATGCAGTCCGACAATCTGCGCCGCAACATCTCGGTGACCTGACACATGGCAACAACGAACGGCAATCGCAAGATCCTCGACCTCAAGCGGTGGGAGTTCTGCAACCCCGCTCCACTCGCCACCGCCACCGCATCGTGCATCGCCTCGTCGCGGCACTTCCGGCAGCAGCAGTTCTTCCTCCGCAGCGCGACGGAGGCGTACATCTACAATCCGAGCGAGGACGGATGGGTGCTGCTTGCGTCGCCGGCACTGACGCCCGCGCTGGCAGCTGGCGCGTCGGCGGTGGCTAGCGCATGGTCCACGGGTTCGACGGTGGGCGCAGCGTCGCTGACCGCGACGGCGGGCACGACGAGCACGATCACGACCAACCAGACGTTGGCGCGTGACCTGCGCGGCTACAAGATCCACATCTTGTCGGGTCCGAACAACGGTGCGGTGCTCGACATCGTGCGCAACACGGTGGGCGCGTCGGCGGTTATCACCGTGGCGACGCAGGCGAGCGCGTTCTCGGCCTCGACGGTGTACCGCCTGCTGACGCCGCGCTGGTATCTGCTGACTGGGGGCACGCTCGCCTCCGGCAGCTTCCGCGTCTACGACTACGCCACGAACACCTACACGACGCTGTCGCAGACGGGACTTGCGGCGTCGCTCGGCACCGACGGCAAGCTGGTGGCCACGCCGTCGATCATCGACGGCGACTTCAAGACGTTCGCCACCGGCACCGCGACGAGCGCGACAGCCACGACGCTCGTGCAGACGGGCAAGACCTGGACGGCCAGCCAGTGGATCAACTCGCAGGTGCGAATCACCGGCGGCACCGGCGCGGGACAGATCCGCACGATCACGGCGAACACCGCCGACACGCTCACCGTTGCAACGTGGACCACGACGCCGGACGCGACCAGCGTCTACGCGATCGAGGGCAACGACAACTTCCTCTACTACCTGGGCAACAACGCCGTCACGCTCTACCGCTACGACATCACGGCGAACACCTGGAGCACGTTGTCGCCTGGTGCGGCGCGTGCGGCGGCTCCTGGCGCGGGCATGAGCGCGCACTGGGTGCACAGCGCGACCGAAAGCGACTGGACGAACGAGTCGGCAATCCTGAACGGGCGGTACATCTACTCGTTCCAGGGCGCGGGCACGGCGGCCCTGCACCGCTACGACATCGCGGCGAACACCTGGGCGACGATCACCTACTCGCCGAACGCGGAGACGTTCACGACGGGCAGCAAGTACGCGCTGCTCGACGGCATCCTTTACCTCCAGAAGGACGCGACGGGCCGCTGGTTCGCGTTCGACTTCGCCCGGTCTGAGATGTTCCCGTGGTCGACGATGCTGTACCCGCAGGGCGCGGCGATCGTCGGCGACACAGCGTTCGACGTGGTCTACAAGGACGGCGCGACGGAGATCTTCTACGTCCACATGCTGCACAACACGGCGGCAATTCACCTGCGCCAAATGGTGATCTGATGGACACCGCCCAACGCATCGAGCTGTACGAGGCCGCGCTGGTCAACCTGGGCACGCAACGGACCTGCGCGCTGCGCATCGGGGACGTGGACCGCGTCGAGCAGATCGACGCCGAGCTGGCCGAGGTTGAGGCGGCGCTCGTCGCTCTGCGCGCTAGCTAGCCATGCTCCTCACGCTGCTTTCGCCATCAGGCCCGCCACCGACCAACACGGTCGTCTGGCTGAAGGTCGGCGGCGTGTGGAAGCAGGCGACGGTCTGGCTGCGAGTGTCAGGGGTCTGGAAGACCTGCACAACCTTCGTCAAGGTGTCCGGGGTCTGGAAATAGGCCCCGGAAACTCTTAGCGGCAAACTGGATCACCCCGCAGAAAGTGCATCGACCATGGCGACGAAGCTATACGCATGAACATGGCTCACAGCGTTCTCTCCACTCTCGCCGGCATCGTCGCCGGTGGCAGCGTCGCCATCGTCGCAGGTGCTGCGCAACCGCAAGGCGACATCGCCGCGATCCCCTGGGACAAGTTCCTAGGCGTCGGCAGCGGCGGCCTGGCCTTCGGCGTCGCGTGGTACTTTCTGCAGCGCGAGGAGCGGATGCGGAAGGCACACGACGAGTTGACGCAGAAGCACCTGGAGACGACCAGCACGATTTCGCGCACCTTCGCCGAGACGACCCACACGATGGTCCGCGAGGTCCGCGACGAAGCGGAGAAGCGCGAGCAGCGCATGTTGGACCTGCTGCACAAGAAGAACATCGCATGAACACCCTCGTCCGTCGTGCCGCGCTTGCGGCGTCCCTGCTCGTCGCCGGCTGCTGCGGTCCTGACCGTCAGCGCATCGCCGCCGACCGGGCCACCTACGCTTGGTTCGCGCCGATGATGGTCGCGTACCTCGCCGCCGACGCGAAGCTCGACGAGAAGGCCAAGGAGACGCACCTGCGCGGCCTGCGCGCGTGGGGTGACCGCATCACCGCCGACGAGCTGGCCGCCGGGGTGAAGTGATGGCCGTGCCCAACCAGGTCGAGAGCATCGTCAAGGACGAGTTGCACGCGCTGCTCGGCAGTCTGCAGGCCGAGATCACCGACCCGCAGGTGCGCGCCGACCTGCTCGCCATGGCCGAGGACGCCGCACTGATCCCGGTGCGCATCGCGCGTGGTGAGGATGTCGCGCCGCTGCTGGCGGCGCTGAAGGCCGAGGCGAAGAACCGCGGGCTGACGCACCGCGTGCGCGTTCAGCAAGCGGTGCTTGAGGCCTGGCAGCGCGCCGTGGTCCGCATCCTGCACCTGGTCATCGCCGCGCTGTGACCACGCTTCAGCAGGTGCTGACGACGATCCGGCAGCCGGTATTGACGCTGGCGGCCGCAACGGGTGTCCCCGTCGTTATCGACAACTCGCCTGTCCCGGACTACTTCGTGGTCTGGGCGCGCGTCGTGACGACGGTGGACTCGGCAGCCACGGTGCAGATCGGCGACCGCTACCGCTACCAGGGCGCCATGACGGTCGACATCTACGCGCCGCGCGGCACTGGCGATGCGACCGTGAACGGAACGACGGACTTGGTGACGCTGACCTACCGAGGGTTCCGCAGCTCGTCGCCGAGTGTGCGCGTGACCCGGTGCAGCCTCGTCGGTGCTCCGGTGTACGGCGACGGCTGGAGCGGTCGGTCGATTCGCGTGGAGTGGACGGCCGAGGTGCCGTGAGCTACGTTGCCGGCGCGGCGGCGAGGACGCTGGCGGTGTCCCGCCCATCCCCGCCGCAAGCTAGCTGCCACTGACCATGGCTCGACGCCGCCGCACTCTCCTCCCTCTGCTGCAGCCTGACCCGATGGCCTCGCTGGGCATCCTCATGGTCGCCGCCGCCTGCGTGACTTGCTTTGCGGTGTTGACGCTGCTCTGGCGCGCGGCATGCTGATGGAGCCGAGGTCGCAGACGTAGCATCGGTCTGTCTCCCAGTTCATGTTGGTTCGGTAGGAAGGTCGCCGTTTAGGGCCGGCGACCACAGAGGACGGCGACCTCGGCGCTTTCCGCTTGCGCTTACGATGCCGATGCCGTAGAGGGTCCGGCATGCCGATGAGTCGCATGGAGGCCGCCGCGAGCGGTCTGGTTGTGTACGAAGGTGTCCACCCCTGCCGCATCTGCGGAAGTCTGTGGCGCTACACCGCGTACGGTCAGTGCGTGCCGTGCCAGCGTGCGAGGGCGAGCAAGCGGCAGGAGGCCATCGCCCGGAAGCTGAAGGCTGCGCGGAAGGGCCGGAAAGGCCGCCAGAAGCCCGCGCCTGCCACGATCGACGACGGGGGGCTACCACCACAGGCCGGGAAGCGATCGGGCCGCAAATCGGCTCCTAGCGAG